GAAGCATTGCCAGCATTAACATCTGAAACAAGAGGACAAAATTCATGGGTAAATTTTGGTCCTTATTCAGAATTAAATAAAAAAGCAAATCCAATAAATACACAATATGCAGAGCAAAAAACTGGCATTATGCCATCATGGACATGGTTAGAAGGATTACTTAAATAACCAATATTGATATAAACCTTTAATCCATGCAGCAGTAAAAAAGAAACACAATATAAAAGCTCCCCATTGATGAGCTATGTAAGATGAGTAAAACCAAAATGGCTGACCAATCAACCCAAAAATGCAAGCATATTTTCTATGATTTTCATTATTGGATTGAATTAGCCATATAGCAATTAATTCACTTACAGCTATTATAAATTGTTCAATCATCTATTGTAGTAGATTGAGCAAAAGTTATTTTATGAAAATAATGACTATTTTGTAAGTTTCCATTAACTGGATTTTTTCTATATAGTTCATAGTAATCACCAATAGACTTTACACCATAATTACTCATAGTATCACCAAAGAATTTCATAGTGTCTTTAGAAAAAAAGAAACTGTTTGGAACATGAATCTTATGTAGGTATTTAAGTTTGCTAGGAGACATTATGCTGCCTCCTTTAATAGCTCAACAGTTTCATTAGATAAAAACTTTGGTTTATTAAAAATTAAAGGTTTAACATTTACCATTGGCATAATAACGCCAGACCAGTTTCTTAAACCAACATCAACTAAGCCAGCATTTGTTCCATTTTGACCTAAAAGTGCTTTTTTACTTTTAACGCCAGAAAGATATTCAGCAACTTTATTAAAGTCAGCAAGGTATGTAAAATCATAATTTCCTGGTTCATTAGATACTGACTCAGGAAAAACTCTTCTAAAATCAGGATATTTACCATCAATGGGCAATGATTGTAATGTAACATCGTAGCCATTAGATATATGTATCTTTTTAACAATATTATTTTCAACATCTAAAGATATTAAAACAGAACTGATTGGAGATTTAATTTTCAATATTGATTCAATGGCATCAATAGGAATAATTGCTGATGTAATGTCTAAATTATATTGTGATTCATTGTTTGGCTTTGCACAACATAATAGTTTATGACCATCAGTTGCAGCTAATATTACTTGTTTTTTATTAAATTCAATGTAAATACCATTGAGATAATATCTAATTTCTTTTTTAGGTGAAAATAGTTTAAGTGCTTTTAGTTCATTTAACTCTACTGATAATTCATATTTAACTGTTTCCATTTTTATTTCTCCTTTGTTTAAATTACATAACCATAATACCAAAAAAGAAAAACAATGCAAGTGTTTTGTTAAATTATTTTAAATTAATATCTGCATGATTATACCAAGCCTTTATAATTCCTTTTAATCTTTCTTCTCCAGAACCCATTTCAACTATTTTTTTATTAACAAACTTAAATATTTTCCCAATCTTTCTTCCTTCGTGATTTGAATATCCCTGAATAATATATACATTAAAATTATCTAATGTAGACAAACCTCGTAAAGTTATTTCTTGTCCTAAACTTATGTGCTCACCAGCCATCTTCCATTCACCAATAAAAAACTGTTGGTTTCTTTCAAATATCATATCTATATCAGAAGGCATAGCTTTGGGATTAGTAGGAATAACGCCTGACAAAAACCCAAAATCTATATGTGCTGCACTAGGGTTTCTCATTGCTGGTTTCATGCGTATATTCTTTTTCCTACCATTGTTAAAAGATTATCCATAGCCAGGTCAAGTTTCAGCTCATAATACACAGGCTTTTTACTACCTAACCACCTAGCATATACCGCCTCCCTTTGTTCTTTATCCAAGCTATGAATACAAGCATTTAATATCTTTACATTTTCATTATCTGTTTTTCCTACCATGTCTTCAAAAACATCTGCCGTAGATTCTCCTCCAGATGACATATATGACACTTTGTTAGGATAGCCTAGCTTATGATTGTCTGATTTCATCCAGCTAGACCAATCATCTAAAATTACCATTAGCCGTTCAATTCTCATAATTGTTGTTATATATAGAATTAGTGTATCCCATTGATAATGGAGTGGTAAAGCTTCCTCTTACATTAGGGAACTGTTCTGCCTTATACTTCTTACCCTTTAAATCTTTTGTATCTTCTATAAACTTGCTGTGCTGCGGAAACCATATAGCCTCCAACATAGACCTATTTGGTTTAGAGTAAATGGTGTACCTTTGTTTTTTTTCTGAAACTAAATCGCCTTTAGTCACAATGGTTCTTATTAAGTGATTGACTGACTTTGCATCTAGCCCAATTAATTTAGATATTTCTGGAATAGTTAATTTTGCATTGCCATCAAACAAATTTACTATCAAAGCACATACTTCATAACGCCGAAGTTTTCTGCCATCATAAAACTCATACATATGCAAATTACCTTGATTCTTTATTGGTTCGTATTTCATATTTTGCCCTTTGTAATAATTCTAGTTGTTTGCTCATTTAATATTTGGTAGTGAGTATTATTTCCGTCTGGTGTAAAAGTAATGCTGTACGGATAACCCTCTACTCTAAAATAATCAACTTTTATCTCCTTTTTCTTTTCCTCTTTCTTTGTCATTTTTACATACTCCGTTTAAATCCCTGTCATGCCCACACCACCATTTTTTAAACCAAAAATTAGCAGTGCTGCCACAAACATGGCACAAGTGAGGTTTTTTTAAATCAATCTTCATCATGCAATTCTTGCTCTTGCATTTGTAACATAACTTTAGTTTTTATATCTTGTTGTTCAGCTACATAGATTTCTTTTTCTTTGTTTCTATACCAGTCCATTTTATCTATATCAGATATGGCATCCTCACCTTCTTTGTAACCTATTCTTGCTCTGTATTTCATTTGAGTTCCTTTTAAATACCCAAGATACTCTTCTGGCGTTAGTTTAGCTTTTATATAATCAATGTTTTCTATGCCACCAATTTTATAATGCTCTGGGTTTATTTTATCTGCCATTATTTTTTCTCCTTAATATCTCTAATATCAATACATTCTTTTTTAGTCTTTAAAAACACATTACCATTAGCTTCTATACTTTCATACAAATGAAAGTTCTTACTATGACAATGATAATTCTTATGCTGTGGCATAGTATTAATTGCTATAACTATCATGCTCACAATAAATACAACTAATGCTAATTTTGCTAACCATTCTTTCATCATTTTCATTACCTCCTTATCATACATCTGTCATTATATTTAAACAACTTATCTAGTATAATAGAGCCTTGATTAACCAATAAGGACTCTACTATGTGGACAAAACCATCAGCTACTGAAATGCGTTTCGGCTTTGAAGTTACTATGTATGTAATGAACAAGTAATACTTGTAATACACAACCCTCAAGTTATCAATGCAAGCTAGCCTAGACCTATTCCAAACTAACTTAACCTTGAGGGCAGTGTAACCCTAATGCCTAAAAAGGCATATCCTCAAAATCTTCTAACTCTTGTGCTGCTACAGGAACTTGTGCTTGACCACCAGAATCTTTATTCATAAAGACTTTGTTGTTACCTAAAATTGCTCCTCTAGTACCAGCCTCTCTTTCTTCTGCCGTAACAGATTGCGTAACCATTCCGTTGTTACCAAACTTGTCTAGAGTATCCGTATCAATAAAAGTTGTTACGTCCAGGTAAGTGCCTTTTGCTCCTTTATAAAGTTTATCTTTGTCAATCTTTGTTACATCAATTCTTAAACTTACCCCTAATACTGCCATGTTATTTCTCCTAATTAAAATTAAACTCTGGTTTCCTCTTATAGCGAGGTGGTTCTTTATCTTCTGCAACATAAGCTAAAAACTCTTCAGCTTTAGGTATGTACCAGTCAATAAATTCTTTATCGTATTGTACCAACTCCGTATGAAATTCCTCTGGAGTCCATACAACAAAATGTGCTGCAACTGCATTACTGCATAACATCTGTATTTGCATCTGCACCCAATACCTATCTGGGATAGTAGGGTATATTTTTTGTGTGAATGGGCATTTAATCTCAACAGGTATTCCGTTAAGAAAAGCATCTGCTGAAGCACCAATAGGTAAATCAGGATGCACTATTAACTTATTACCATTCTCACATATATCGTTCATGTGCTTTTCAAATGCTCTCAATGCAATTTCTTCGTGGTCATTTCCCCACTGGGTCATTTCATTTCCAGCAAAAGATGGTTCACGCAAAGTCTTTTCACGCCATAACTTTTGCCTTTCATAAACTGCTCCCCAAGCTTGAGAAGCAGTTATGATGTTATGCCTACGATTATCCTTCAGATGTGCGTTTGAGCTCATTAGCATAATCCCTTAATTCAGATTGTTGAATGTCTGGCAACTCAAAATAAGCTTGCTTTAAACCTCCCATCTCATGTGCTTCCCTTAAAGTTTTCTTGGCATCATCAAGTTCTTTTTTAGTGGATGGTTTATTTACCATAGAATTATCTTTGGTATCAGCATCTTTAGTATCATCTAGCAACAGCAATCCAGCTAACGCATACTTTCTTGCATAGGAACTAGAGCTACCAAAACTCTGGGCAATGTCCATGCCTTTGCGATTTGGATTAATGCCTGCTTGAGCTTTAACGCTAATAGCATTTTCACCTACTTGAAACACAACAGTTGCTTCAATGTATATATATTCATTAACAGACTTAACTTCATCTGTAATTAATATAGTGGCATTGTGTTTAGCTAATAAAGGTTTAACAGCCTCTAATATATCCTCACAGCTTCGGTAATTGTAATTACCAAATTTATTAACTTGACCTTTAGGTGCTTTTATTTCTGTTTGAATTGCAATTAATTCTTTCATTTATTTCTCCTTTGTAAAAATTATTTCTGCTATGCAGCCGATTGACCCTAACAAACCAATCACAAACCACACTCCCATATAAAATATTAAATCTTCAGTCATTATTTTGCTCCTTGTAATGCCATAATTAATTCTTCTTTGGCTTCTTTACATAATTTGTTAAGCATAGCAGTTGGTCCTACATTTAAAATAAAGCTACTAAATTCCTCAACAACAAAATGTTGGTGTGCTTCTTCTTGAGCCTGCTGTACTTCCTTTTCTTCTAGCAAATTTTCAAACTGTTGCTCTAAATAATCGTTGTGTAATGAACTCATTTGTTTCTCCTTTGTTTAAATTACAAAAGAACTATACCATACTTAAAAAATATATGTCAAACTTTTTTAATAAATATATTGCAAATAGTTTTATCTTCAAGTATTGTTATGAAATGCAATATTGCATAAATTAGAAAGGAAAACAAATGACATATAACGAAGCAATAAAACTATACGGCAATAGTCGTAGAAAAATGGCAGAAGACTTGGGATTGTCGGTACAGGCAGTAGCTCATTACGGCAAGAACCCAGACCAGGAATTACCTCCTGCTAGAGTGTTTATGATTAAAACAAAATTGGCATTAAGGGATGTGCCGAAGATTACTATACAAGCTAAAGGGGAAGTGGTTAAAGCTGGTTAGTTTACAAAAACAAAGGAGCAGTAATGTACAAAATTAAAAATTGGGATGAACACCAACCAAGTTTACGACCAGATAGAAATGTTATTTGGATTAAAGTTTACCGCAGGATTTTAGAGGATTACGATTGGGGTAATTTATCCGATAGTAATAAAGCAACCCTAATTGAATTGTGGTTATTAGCATCAGAAAATGAGGGTAATTTACCAAAGGTTGAGGAGATTGCTTTTAGGTTAAGAAGAGATAAATCTTTTATAAACAAACAGTTAAATGAGCTGTCATCATTTGTTTTACCAGTCGCTGACGATTCGGCAACAAGTCGGCAACAAGTCGGTAGCCTAGAGGTAGAGGTAGAGGTAGATAAGAGTAGAGGTAGAGTAGAGATAGATGACGGTTTTAATATATTTTGGAATATGTACCCTAGAAAAGTTGGTAGGGCAAAAGCTGAAATAGCTTGGAAAAAACATAAGCCTAATATTGACAATGTTGTTAACACTTTAACATGGCAGAAAAATAGTAAACAATGGTACAAGCAAGATGGAGATTTTATACCTAACCCTGCAACATACATTAACCAACATAGATGGAAAGATGAACCAACAGAGGAGGTTACGTTTTGATTAACGAGGATAAAAAAACTTTTGCAGAAATGCTAAACACTATGTTTGATATTTACGGAAGAAAAAATGCTGACCAAAATCTTATGAGAGTATGGTGGAATAAGTTATGCAAATATGATTTGCAAGTTGTGAGCAGCTCTTTTGATACTTACACTAGCAACTCTAATAAATGCCCAACACCTTACGACATAATTATTCTTTGCAGAAGCCATGTTGAGGCTAAAAAACAAGCTTTACCTAAACCAAAGGTTAGTCCTATTAACAAAGAAAAGTTAAGAAAAGAAATGAAAGACCTTGCAAGTAAGTTGGGGTGGAAATAATGATTACTTACACATTAGATAAAAACAATATGAATGGATTGATTGAAAAGCTACAGCAGTTAGACAAAGAATCTTTATGGACCGTAACTGTAAAACCATATAAATCTACTAGGTCGCTAGACCAGAACGAGTATTACTGGAAGCTGGTAACTGAACTTGCAGACTATTTTGGTTTAAAATCTAAAGATGAGATGCACGAAGTGTTATTATATAAACTGCTATCGGAAGAAAAACAAATTAAAAATTTAAAAGTAATGACTATTGGAAGTACAACAAAATTAAATGTAAAACAATTTAACGAGTATCTGGAACAGGTTAAAGAGTTTGCAAGAGGGTATGGGTTTAAATTAAATGAAGAACAAGGAGAAAAATAATGAAAAAAGTTTATGATATATGGGTTGATTTAAGTAAAGAGTTAATAACGGTAAAAGCAGAAAACTTAACAGAAGCTTTACAAGAAACAAAAAAAGAATTAAATAAAATAATTGATAGCATTAGTGAAAAAAACCTCAAGAAAGAAATAGATACCGACAGGGGCTTGTATTATTATCAATTTAAAGAGAAAAAAGAAAATACATATGACGAAACAGATATTGTCATATATGACAGTTTAGATTATTCATATGTGGATGGTAAAAAATATGGTAACTTTTCAGGCTATGATTTGTTTAATTGGGAGAGCCCTGAATTAGAACATCTTGTCACTCATGGTGTTTGTTGGTGTTGTGACCACATATTTCCTAAAAAAGATTTAAATGATTGTTGGGATACAAAAGATAATATTTTAGAAAGTAAATGTAAAGAAAAAGGTTTGCATTACGAGTATATTGAAGATTTCCCTTCTATTTGTAATAAGTGTATTACTGATGAAGCATATATGGTTGAATACAACAGGGTTAAAGAAATTTATGAAGAAGTCTAAAACTAAAGACGAAAAACAATGGCTAAATAAATTGGCAGAGTCTGGTTGCTGCATTTGTCGCAGATATCACGATGTAACGGATGCACCTCCATGCAACATACATCACATTAGGGAGGGACTTGGCATATCGCAACGCAATAATTCGTATATGTGCCTGCCTCTATGCCACCACCATCATCAGGGAAAAGATGGTTTTCATACAAGCCCAAAACAGTGGATAGAAAAGTACGGCAAAGAAAGTGAAATGCTAGAATGGGTATTAGATAATTTATAAACAAAGGAGATATTATGAAAAAAACATTATTAATTGCATTGTTTTATGTGCCAATAGCTTTAGCTGAGTCAGTAAATTACTTCAGTCCTGATGATGGTCAATTGACCATTGTAGATAATGCACAAGAAGTTAGGGTGATTGTAGACCAAAACGGCTCACAAGGGTTAGAGATAACTCCAAGTACAGAAGGTCAAACATTTGTTTATGGTGATGAACTAACGGTTATTGAAACAACACCACTAGGAATCATTAGTTACTAGGAGTAAATTATGATAGCTGAGTTTGTATTAGTAGTAAGTGTTACCGCACCAATAGAGCATTTTAAATACATTGGTCATTTTACTAGCTGCAACAAAGCACAAATTTATGTTGAGCTAAACATTCCAGATGCTAAATCAACAAGGTGTTTGCTAGAAGATTACATTTACTTACCAGAGGATTTAAAGAAACGCACAATTAACATTCACAACAAATGTAAAATAGAGAGGACTTGCAATGGGGAAAGGTAGCGGTAGACGACCAACTGATGAAAAAAAGTTTGAAGATAACTTTGATAGAATATTTAACAACAAAAAGGATAAAGATGGCAAAGACAAGCCCAACCCAACGGACACTAGCTCGCCTAAAAAGTGAGGACTATGATTTGGTAGCTATTACCGAACGCTGGAATCCATTTGCCAAGATACGCCAAGACCTTTATGGGATTATAGACATATTAGCTATTAAGGATAAAGACACTATAGCCCTCCAGGTAACGAGTTACAGCAACATTGGTGCTAGGGTAAAGAAGATAACTGAAAGTCCTGCCTTGCCCTTCCTGCGAGCTGCTGGGTGGACTATATTGGTAGAAGGATGGAAGAAAGAAAAGAACGGCAGATATACCTCCAAAATTGTTGACTTATCTTAATTTAAAATAATTTGTAAAAAGACTTGCATTTAATATAAAAGAGCGTAATATTGTTTATGTAGTGATTAATAAACAAAGGAGATTTAAATGATTATACATAAAATAGCAAACGAACACGTAAAAGATTATCATAGCCACTTAATAGGTAAATTAGATATGGATGCTGTTCTTTCAAAAAAAGAAAGTCAATTAATAGAAAACGCAACTTATGAAATTTTACATAATGATGAAAATTGGGAAGCAGACTTTGAGCTTAAAGCTGATAGATTAAACGACCAGGAGGTGGCGTAAGCCACCCCCACAAAGGAGAAATAACATGAGAACAGAATTTTGGACAGATGTTGGGTGCGACAAAAACGAAAATGACATTGCTGTTGTAGTTGAATACGAATCAGAGTATGAAAGAGCAGAACCAGATGTTGGGTTATCTGCTGGGTATGTTGTGTACATCTGCAACGCAGTTGTTGAAGAAACAGGCAAGCCATATCATTACAACCATTACGAACAAGAAAAATGGCAAGAAAAAATTGCTAACAATTTGAACAATTAGCCTTGCTTTTTGTTGTAAATTTTGGTATACTCCGAGTGTTGGGATAATTTCGCCCTGAAGTTGTCCTGACTCCTTTGTAACCCCACTTTAATCGGTGGGGTTTTTTATTTTATAGGAAATCATATGTGGTCATGGCATTTATTTTTAGGCTGTCAGTTTGGAGTTGAATGGTATGAAGCTGATAAATCCCTTGCTAATTCGTCTGTTGGTAAATTTAGCTACTTTATTATTGACATAGGATGCGTAAGAATACAAAGGGCTGAAAGAATTGAATCACAATGATAATAATGAAAAAGCCAATGAAGAAAAGACCAATGAAGAAAAACAAGAGGACTTACGCAGG